AAAGTTCTAAAGACTATCAGCCTGATGAGTGTTCTGATCTTAGCGGTAATAATCTTAATGATTCTACCCATCTTAGTGAACTAAGCGACAGTCTGGTAGAAGGACTAGAAGATGCTGAACAAGTAATCTATGTTCCTATTACTAGATATGCTTCTGTTAGTCCTTATCCTGCTTTGCATAAGATTTATAGTCTAGCAGGTAAAGATAACGTCTTAGGTGCTTTACTATTCAAGAGATATAATATCTATGCTATCAAGCAAGGTTCTGTATCTAAACTACAAAAGCAAGGCATCAATCTAGTTTGCTTTAACAAATGGTTTAAGAGCAAGGCTGCAAAAATATCTAAGAAATTAAGAGAAGAAGTAGGTAAGTATGATGCAGTCATAAACTACTGTGACAAAGAATATTGTACCTCAGACTTTAAGAAGCAAAGAAGTTGGAGTAGTCAGCCAGAGCGTTCAGATAGAGTTGTAATGGCTAATCTTTTAAATATCTATGGTCTTGACTACAAAGACTATATTAAAAACGAGACAGTCACTAAGGCTATGGATGAATGGCTACTTATGTACTACTTTGCTCAGGTTGCAAATAGTGAATACTTTAATCTTAGAGTATTTAGTAGACAAAGACTTGAACAGCATGTAAATAACATAGCAGGTGAATACAATATCGTAGAAGACGCAAAGGATATTCACACCAAGATTCTTAAACTAGACAATATGCTTTGTGAATTTAAGAAACTATATGGTTACGAAGAATTGCCATCTGGTAAGAAATCACGTAGTCAGGCAATCATCAAGACCCTGCCTAAGATGGATGCTCTTAGAAAAATTCTTAAAGGTGCTATTGACAGTTCACCGATACTAAAGTATATTGTTAGTGGTAACGACGAGTTGGATATTGAGAAGATCAAAAATGCTGCTCCTACAGATATTCACAACAATGGTTACTATGGTCGAGACAAATGGTTTGATAATGTTGAACTCAGCGAACTGAGAACAGCAGTAGGAAATTTGGTTTAGGTTTTATTTCACAGGAGTTTAATTATGAGTGTTCCTTTTATGTGGGTTGACGGTAACTTAACGGTGATCTTAAAAAATAAGGCTCACCAAGTAATTCCAGATCATACTAATTACAAGTTGATTCTGGAAGCACTACCAACAGCGACAGAAGATGAGTTGCTAGAACTGGTAGACATTGAGAAAGCTGTGGCTACTTTTAGTGACGGACAAGTATCAATCGTAAATGGTAAGGTGATGTTTGAGGGTGAAGAAGTTCACGGCAGCATCAGCAAGAGAATTATAGAATTTATGAGTAAGTGTTTACCTTTTGAGCCTCTTGTAAAGTTCTTGGAAAATCTTATGCAAAACCCAAGTATGCAGAGTCAGCAAGAATTATATGACTTCTTGGAGCATGAGAATCTTCCTATTACTGAAGACGGTTGTTTTCTTGCATACAAAGCAGTCAACAGCGATTTTAAAGATAAGTGGAGAGGAACATTTGATAATAGTGTTGGGCAAGTCTGCGAAATGCGTCGAGCAAAGGTAGACGACAATAGAGGTAGAGGATGTTCTTCTGGACTTCATGCTGGGGCATTAAACTATGTTGCAAATTATGGTAGCGTGGATGCTGGTGATAATATTGTGATTGTTAAAATCAATCCTGAAGATGTTGTCAGTGTTCCTAGCGATTGCAACTGTGAAAAACTCCGCACCTGCAAGTATGAAGTAGTCGGTCTTTATCAGGGAGAATTGCCAAAGCCTCTTTATAAGGCTGAATTTGAGGCAGACTCGTATGTTGATGAAGATGAACACTCAACAGTATATGATGAGTATGATGAAGACTACTGGGATCAATTTGAAGATTGTGATGATGACGACGACGAGATGTAAAGAAGGGGATTGTGGGGTATAATAATATGCCCCCAAATTCCTCCTTTTCTGGAGAAAATATTATGTATGATGATCCTGAATATAATGAATATGATGATGATGAATATAAATATTATCCTGATGGTGGGCAGTTCAACGAATATAATAAAAAAGACTTTAAGTTCGATTGGGCATCTTGGGAAAAATGGCTTAAAGCTGCATTAGATGATATAATACAAGAAAATGAGAACACTTGGGTTGTCAAGCCAAAAAAGTTTCCTGTGAGTGATTCTGCTCCCAAGGATACATCGAAAGAAGAATATTTCATGTACCTTGGGAGCAATCATTACCAAGAGCCGATTTGGAAGACTAAGTATTTTATAAACAACAAGTTAAATACATTTTATAAAAACCACATTGCGAGTCATGCTGCTTATTTTTTACAACAACCATCTTACTATAAGGGCATGTTTGATAATCTAAATTAAATAATGAAAGGATACTGATATGGATGCAGAGAACGGATGGCTGGAAATAGTAAATGTTGATAAGCTAGTAAACTTTAGCAGAAGGCTTATTTATCATAATTTTGGAGATAGTTCCAAAGACATGGATGATGAAGAGTTTTTAGCTGCTGTTAAAAAACTACCTAAAGAGGAAATAGAAGAGATGGATCAGGTCTTGCCTTTTCAAGAATGTAAGACTATTGCTAAAGAGTACATCAAAAAAAGAAGACATAAAAAAACAAAAGAGATTTCATATTTTATAAGGGAAGACGATTACAATAATGTTCTTATTGAGTATAACCGAAGAATGGTAAGTAATATAGTTGCTAGTCTAGTGTCAAGAGGTGCATTGGATATGGCTTTTGATGATGAAAAAAATGATTTTATTTTTTGGGTAAAGAAAGAAGATGAAGAAGAAGATATAGCAGAATAGAATTGATCACTTGGAAACTTAAATTGGAGTATAATAATGGCTACTTGCAGACCTAAAACTTTTGATGATGTTATTGGACAGAAAGACGTTGTTAGCAGATTAAAGATTTTTACATACGGCTGTAAAAACGGAGGCGGTGTTATGCCTCATGTTTTAATAGACGGCCCACCGGGGCTAGGAAAGACCACTATAGCTAGTGCTATAGCTAATGATCTAGGAAATGATCTTGTAGTTGCAAATGCTGCTAGTATCCGCAGCGTTAAGAATATGACAAGATATTTACTCAACATTCAGCCAAATACTGTTTTATTTATTGATGAAATACATAGACTTCCTATGATAGTTGAAGAGTTTATGTACCCTGTAATGGAAGATTTTAAGGCTTCTGTAGTTCTAGGCTCTGAACCAGAAGAGATAGATATTCCTGCGTTTACCTTAATTGGCGCTACAACAAGCGGAGGAAGTTTAAGTCAACCGTTTTATGATAGATTTACAATCAAAGAACATTTGCAGTTTTATACTGTAGATGAATTAGCTAAACTAGCAGGATTGAATGCAGAAACCCTATCATTAAACATATCTTCAGATCATTTGTCGGGGATAGCCGCAAGAAGCAAAGGCACTCCTAGAATATTAAATGCTAGATTAGAATGGTATAAAAATTATACTAGCTTTTATCCAGATGCAAACAATGTAGATGAAATATTTAATACTCAAGGCATTGATCGGCACGGCATGGATGAGAATGATAGGAAGTATTTAGATATTCTTATGAAGAATAGAGGAAATCCTTTAGGTATTAAAAGCCTATCTGGTATGACAGGGATAGCAATAGACACTATAGAGAACAGTATTGAGCCTTATATGGTAAGAGAAGGCTTTGTTATTAGAACCCAAAAGGGTAGAGTTATAGGCAAAACGCCTTAGTGTTTTGGTGTATAAATTGCATAAGGAGACTTATGTGATGACATCAGAATCGTTCTATATGCTTATATTCACTAATGTTGTTGTATTTTCTCTAGGTTTTATTTTAGGTAAAATGTTGAGTTCTTCTTCTTCTTCTTCCTTAGCAATAAACGATATGGTATCTATTAAATCTAAAAAACAACAAATAAATAAAACCAATATAGAGATAGACGACACTAAATACGTTGGCAAAATTAGTACTGATGGATTAGAGAAAAAATATGACACTTTAGGTGACATAAAAAAAAGTAAAAATGACACTATCTCATCAGTTAATAAACTTAAAAATTTAAAGAGGTAAAATATGATAGGCTTAGATGTAGGCACAAGTTTTATTATTTCTGCTAGTCAAGACGGCAATGATATAATATTTAAAGATTTTAGAGATGCCTTTTACGTTATCAAACCCACCACCCCTATAGCTACAAAAATGATAGAAAAAGGATTAAAGGGTAAAGTCTTTATCAAAGATGAAGAAACCAATTCCTTTATACTCTTAGGAAAAGATGCTATAGAAAAAGCAATAGAAAGAAATGACACCGCAAAAAGACCTATGTATAGAGGTGTAGTTTCTGCAAAAGAAAAGGATGCTAAAAAGGTTTTGGCGTTTATATTAAAAGAAGTAGTCGGAGAGGCTTCGGAGCCGGGAGAAAAATTAGTATTCTGTAGACCGGCACAACCTGTCGATCAAGAAGATGAAGATTTTGATGTTGGCTACCATGAAGATGTTGTTAAAACCATTCTAGCAGAATGTGGGTACAATGCTCGTCCTATTAATGAAGCAGAGGCTCTGTGTTACGCTGGTTTAGAAGATAGCGACTATACTGGCATTGGAGTTAGTTGTGGGGCTGGTATGACAAATGTGTGCGTCATGTTGAATGGCGAACCAACTGTGATGTTCAGCACTACTAAGTCTGGTGATTGGATAGACAGAATGAGTGCTGTTGCTACAGGAGAACCTGATAGTGTGGTGCAGGCAGAGAAAGAACAGGGAGAATATACTATAGGAGAACCTGTAGAAGATAATCCTGTATTAGAAGCGGTATGCGCCTATTATGAAAGACTAATAGATTATACCACTAAATATTTAAGTGTAGCATTAAGCAAACATAAGGCTTTGCCGAAATTTAAAGAACCACTTAAAGTAGTCATAGCGGGTGGAACGTCCAGAGCAGACGGATATGTTCAGACATTTGAAAAAATGTTAGAAAAGAATGAATTTCCACTACCAATTAAAGAGGTTGTTCATGCTGACGACCCTTTACATGCTGTTGCTAAAGGTTGTTTAATAGCAGCAGAAGTTCTATAAGAAAACTAGTAGTCAGGGGTCTGCCAAGACCCTTGACTATTTTATAATTGCTGTTATTATATCTTACAATGCAAACAGCAATAATCGTTCCAGCAACCAATCGTGATTATTATCTCAGGTGCTTGCTAAGTAGTCTGCCTGAATATCTAGCTTCTAAAAATAATATTAATAATTTTAATATAATAGTCACTACACAACTAGACGACACTATGTTTAATAGAAGTCTGTCTTTAAATGTTGGTATCAAATACGCTGTTAATATTCTTAATGCGGATCACATAGTTACACACGATGTAGATATAGTCCCAATATGTAATGTTGATTATAATTATCAAAATACTTTTTTAACTTGGTTTATGACAGCAGGTGGTTTGAATGCTCTTTCTAATGATTTTATTAAGATTAATGGATATTGCAATGAGTTTGTAGGCTGGGGTGAAGAAGATGTAGAAATTATACATAGAGCAAGATTTTATCAGATACCAGTAACAGATTATAAAACCATAGCATTAAATAAAAACCCTACCATACTTAATATGGAATTTCATGAAAGTTGGGATTCTGAAGAAATGTCAAAAAGGTATTGGGGACAAGAATGGCCTAGATTTATTAATTGCAAAGAACATGGTATTGAATATAAACAGGTAGATAAAAATTACAACTGGAATCAGAAAGAATATACTGAAGCAAACTGGGATAGATGTAAAAGAAGTGCTGCTCTTGATTCATTATCTAGAGATCGGTACTATCAAAGCACAGGATTAAATCAAGTAAACTTAAATAATTTACATCATGTTGACTCTAACCCAGAACAAAAATTACATCGTTTATATTTTGAAACAAACAGGATAATATAATTATGGATATTCAGATTCTTAATTTATATGATAATTCTAAAGATATGTTTCCAATAGAAAAATCTACATATAAAAGAGATTGGATGGATGCTTACCCCCATGCTTTTGCATATAGATGTCTGCCTCTAAAAATAGCCAATGAATGTGGATGGGTGATTAAATGTCCTGTAGATTTCGATGCGGTATATACTACCGACAACGACCCAGTAGGCTCTGCAACAGTTACAATTAAAGGAGATCAAAAATATAAAAATTATATAATGTCTCACTTTGGTCGTGGCGTAATAACTTTTTCTTTACCCTTTATTTTAAAGACTCCCGAACCTTGGTGTATCTGGGCCAGAGGATATCCTAACTATTATAAAGAAAATGTCAGCTTTTTAGAAGGGATAGTCGAGACCTATTGGTTACACTCTACATTTACTTACAATATTAGATTAATAGAAAAGAATAAGGTAGTTTCTTTTAAGAAAGGAGAGCCTTTGATTTTTATGAGCTGTATTAATATAAGTGAGATAAATGAATCCTCTATGTGCCATAGTAATATAAATAATTATCCAGAACTAAAAGAAGGTTATGATAAGTGGAATATATCTAGAGCTGAATTTAATGCAAATAAAGATAGAGGTCCGAAAGATTGGCAGAAGGATTATCAAAAGGGATTAAATAAAAAAGAAAAAGTAGAAGAAAAACATCTCACAACCATTAAAACTTTCGTTAAGGAGTAGTCATGAATATTGCTGACACAGGTTACGATTTAGTATTTAGGGTAGATAATGTCATAGATGAATCTGACTGTGACTTAATATACAATTATATGATACAAGAGAAGGGGCAGTCTAAAGAAGATTCTAATGTTGAAGAAATGCCTTGGAATGAAGGAGACACTACTGGATATAATAGAGTAGCAGATTCTGTTGTGAAAGAAAAAATTAAGGAATATAAATATAAGATAAATGAAATTGTGTCACAATCGTTTGATCAGACAACCTATCCTCACTTTGCTGATCTGGTCTTATGGAGAACTGGAAGGAAGATGTGGTGGCATAAAGACGACGGTTATGAATGGGATGGAGATAAATTTCTGCCAAGAAAGTTTAGCTGTGTTTGTTATCTCAATGATGATTATAAAGGTGGAGAGACACTAATCAAACAAGGTGAGCAACATTATACATCTGTACCTAAAAAGGGTTCGATTGTTTTCTTTACTAGTGACGACAGATGTGAACACAGAGTAACAGAAGTCACAGAAGGAACAAGACTCACACTTGCTATATGGTATACAACAGATAAGCAACATGAAGAACAAGATTGATGTTTAATATTTTTTCTTTATTTAAAAAAGAAGTAAGGTATGCAAAAAGGTCATCTCAATGGCCGAAAATAAGAAAACAACATATAGAAAAACAGCCATGTTGTCAAGCTTGTGGCTCTTGTAAAAATCCAGAAGTACATCATATAGTCCCGGTACATCTAGACCCCTCTAAAGAGCTTGATTTAGACAATTTGATAACTTTATGCGATAAACGCTGTCATTTCGCTATAGGCCACTTACTGAGTTACCATAGCTGGAATGTTGATGTAATCGAAGACGCTAAGGTGTATAACTATAAAGTGAAAAATAGACCCTAATTTAAACTTTATAGGAAGGGGGCAATGATGAGAACCCTCTGCTTTTTATCTTTGTTACTTGCTGTTTGCGCTCCTCTTTTCGGTGGCACTATTGATCCTTCTGTGCCAGATAGTAAATATGTAGAATATGGCACAAAATACGAATGTGTCCTTCCTATTTGTGGGGTGTTAGCAGATAAACTTAATACACAATTTAAAGCAACTTGTGTAGTTATCGACAGTCTACACATATTGACCGCTGCCCATGTCGTTGAAGGCTCAATGACTCAGC